CGTAGTTATCTGTTTATATATTATGTATAAACTTACTCCAACATCTTATAGTCAGATGATTTCTGAATTGAGAGAAGTTGATGAAAAAGAAGCTATGAAATTTAAACGAGATATACTAAATTATAGAGATTATATCATTAAAGATGTTAATTTCATTTCAGAAAACTATGGTTCTAATATAACAGCAGAACAATTATTGAAAGAGCTCTCCAAAGATAATATACAATTCTATACGATGTATTTTTACTTATTATTCCATCCAGAAATAGATATTTCTAAACTAAAAAAATCTAGAGTATATGGTCATGTGTTGAGGAAATTAAACTTTTTAATGAAATTCTTCACATTCGAAGATTCTAGTATAGAATACATAAAAACTACTTTCAATAAAATTAATTTATAAGGATAAATATGATTTCAGTAAATGAAAAAGAACAGGTTTGGGCTGAAAAATATAGACCACAAACAATTGATGACTTAATCTTCCCAGAATCAATCAAAGAAAAATTCAGAGAATGGTTAAATGATGGATCAATCCCTAATATAGGCATTTTTGGGAGTATTCCTGGTACAGGAAAATCTTCATTATTGAACGTTCTCATAACTCAGTTAAAAACAGACACTCAATGGATAAATGGGTCTAAAGAAAATGGTATTGATACGATTAGGCAAAAAATTGGTAATTTTGCTGATACTATGTCTATTTCTGGAAACCATAAACTCATTTGTATTGATGAAGCTGATTATTTGACTATAAATGCACAAGCTACTTTACGTTCTGATATTGAATTATATTCTGAAAAAACTAGGTTTGCATTCACAGGTAATGAGCCAGAAAGAATGATTGAACCACTTTTAAGTAGATTACAAATTTTTGACTTAGATAGAATCTATTCAGAAAATAAAAAAGAATTATCCGTTCAGATTTATAAGCGGTTAGTTGAAATACTGGAGAATGAAAAAGTCCAGTATGAACAAAAACAACTCTTAGGCGTTATAAAAGCTTATTACCCAAGTTCAAGAAATATGTTAATGCATTTAGAACAAAATACTGTTAATGGAGTTTTAAAAGACGGTACTATCAATAGAAGTGATGAAATTTTTAAAGAATTAGTTTCTGTTATGAAAACTAGAAAATTCAAGGATATAAGATCTGTCGTTTCAGATATTCTTGTACCTGATTCAGTTTATACATATTTATTTAAAAATCTTGATGAAATTTTTGAAATCCAGTCTCAGCCGAATGTTATCATGGCTATTGCTGACATGCAAGATTATAGTTCAAGAGCAAAAAATAAACATATACCATTAATGAAATTAATGGTTCTTATTATTGGTGATGAGAATGTCAAATTCAAATAAAGAAAGTTTTTTATATAAATTAGATAGAGTCGGTGGAATAATTAATATTCAAGATTCATTCGGGAATCAAATATATGATTCATATATAGAATTGAAACTCAATAATGAAAAACCAATGGGAATATATACTTACCCAAAATCAATAAGTATCGATAATAAGGTATTTATTCAATTCGAAAAAGAAGAAGATGAATATATGTTTATTCAAGATTTATATTTCATGTTAGAAGAGTTGAATAATATTGACCCAAAATCAAGAGTAACAAGCCCTAAAGTAGAAGTTACTTATGAAGAATTAATGAAAAGAGGGGAAAATGAAAGTACTTAGATATTCACACACGAGTGTAGATGACTGGGATTATGAAGAAGTCATGAGACAAGTTTCAAATATGTTAGTTTCTAATGAAATACCAGAAAAAAATGTATTTCAAATTGAATTTATTCGGAAGACAACTGAAAATCAAGAGTTTTTGCTTGAAGCAGTTGTTATCTTAAAGTTTTAGGAGAAAAGATGGGAAATAGTTTAATATCTAAGTTATCAAAAAATAAAGTAATAAAAGACTTCATTTATGAAGAAGATGAAAATGAAATAGATTTTATCAGTACAGGAGGAATCACTCTTAATATTCTATTCAGTGGAAGAGTTGATGGTGGTATTCCAGTTGGGAAAATGTCTCAAATAGCAGCACCATCAAGTCTTGGGAAAACATTTATTGGAATGAAAGTTGCCAAAAATGCACACAAGAAAGGCGATGATTGGATTGTAATTTATGTCGATACAGAAATGGCATTTGATTATAAATTTGCTAAGTCTGTTGGGGTAGATACAGATAGATTATTAGTAGTTCAATCAAATCAAATTGAAGATATTCAACAGCAAATTATGCAAATTTCAAAAGAATTAACAAAAGAAGAAAGAAGTAAAGTACTCTTAATCATTGATTCTTGGGGTGGTTTAGTGACTTCTAAATCAGTTTCGAATGCAGAAACAGGAAATGATGCTGTTGATTTTACTCCTGCTAAGAAGAAAAATATGTTAGCTAGGTTAATGACTGGTTTAGGAATGACTATATTTATTATTAATCAGATATATGAGTGTATGGTCGGTGAAACTAAAGTCAAGACTGAATATGGGTTTTCTGAAATAAAAGACCTTAAGGTAGGAGATAAAGTCCAAACGACTGATGGGATACAAGAGATTTCAAAAACTGTGAAATATGAGAATGCTGTTGTTTATGAGATAGAACTGGAAGATGGTTCTATCATAGAATGTACTGGGCAACATAAATTCATTGTCCAAGGTGCTCTTGGGGATAAAGATTTAACAAGATGGGTAAATGTTGAGAATTTAACTAATGGTATGGAGCTTGTTGAAGATGGAAATTTATTAGATGTTCCTGTGAATGGTAAATGGTAATTCGTTGTTTCTACATTAAATACTGTCATGGAAGGATTAGTATATAAGATAACAAACAATAAGAATAGAAAGAAATATATTGGGATTACGACTAGGTCTATAGAAGAAAGATTTAAAGAGCACTGTAAAACTGGATATGCTCTACACTCTGCAATAAAGAAGTATGGAAAAGAAAATTTTTCTATAGAAATCTTAGAAGATGGGATAGAATCATTAGAAGAGTTAAACTCTTTGGAAAGATATTTCGTTAAAGTACATAAAAGTCACTTCTCTGAATATGGTTATAATATGACTTGGGGAGGTGAAACTAATGACTATGTCTTCAATCAAAAGGGAAATAAAGTTTTTTCAGAAGAAACAAGGAGAAAAATGAGCGAAAATCACTGTGATGTTTCAGGGATGAATAATCCAAATTTCAATTATAGATATTATCTAACCGAAGAAAATATTCTACTGAAAAACGGGATAGATAATGATCAAATATCAAAATTACCATTAACGAACAAGTTTTTATGGGGAGGTAAATATAGAGAAAAGTCAAAATCAGAACCACTCGTTTTCATAGATAAAGATTCTTTCGATTATGATGACGAAATTATAATTGAAGAACTTAAACAATTGAGAAATGAATGGTGGTATGATAACACTTCTGAAAAATATAGATATGACTTTAGGGTATGGAAAGATACCACAAAGAAAGATTTGGTAGAATTTATTTCACCTCAAGGTGAAATAACTATAACAAAAACAAAATACGAATTTACTAAATTTTGTGAAGAAAATGGGTTTAAAGTCCAAAATGTTAGAGAACTTCGTGATGGGAAGAATTCAGTTGAAAAACTAACGAAAAGAAGTAAATTTTATGGATGGAAAATAAGGAGAATAGATGAAAATTAAAAACATAAAGGCAAAACCGACTAGAGAGACTGTGTATGATATAGAGACACCTTGTCATAACTATATTTTAGCGAATAACTCTATTATTTCTCATAACACGATGGATACTTATGATCCATATGCGATACCAGGTGGAAATGGTTTGTATTTCGCTTGTTCGTCAATCGTTTTAGCTACACATAAGTCAAAAGCAAAAGCAACTCAAAGCGAAACTGAAATTTTAGGTGCTGGTGTATTAGCACACACAAGAAAATCTAGATTTTGTAAAGAGCATTCAAAGCTCAGGTATCTGATAAAATATGATGGTGGTATTGACCCTTTTTATGGTATCATCGATTTAGCACTTGAAGGGGGTTATATAGATAAACCATCCATGGGTTATTATTCTAGACCATGCGTGGAAAATGATAAAAAGTGGCGTGAAAGACAGATTAATGAGAATGGGGCAGAGTTTTGGGCACCAGTTTTCAAAAATACTGACTTCAAAGACTATATAGAAAGAAAATTCACATTTTTACATACTGAAATTCAGGATGATAATATAGATTGGGATGAAATTTTAGAGAAGGATTAATTCCTCTCTAAGTATAATTACGGTATAATACATAAATTTAAAAACAAGGAAACAAAATGAAATTAGATGAAATGACACAATTAGATAGAGTAGAAGCAAAAATTGACTTCCTTTTCGGGATCAGCAGTAATGAAACAATGGCAAATGAGTTCATGCAAGCATATCAGGCTGAGACTCAAAAGAAAGAACCAAATGAGGAAATCGTAAAAAAAGCTGAAGAAATGTTCAACTATCATATTAAAAATGTAAGAGATAGTATCACTTATTATGTTGAACTTTTTGGGAAAGAGAGTAACCAAAGGATTGTAAGTTTAGTTCAAGATAATATTGACTTTTCTGAAAATCAAGAACCAGATGCTGTATCAGAGGTAGAAACGACATCAAATCATACTTCAGAGAAAGTTGAATAAAGTGAACCTTGGAGAATGGGGGTTTTCCCCAGAACCAGAGCCAGAAGTTTTTGAGTATAAAAAGCCTAAGCAAAAAAATATATTCGAAGTGATGAATTCATGCATCACTAAAAAAATGAAACCAACCACTAAAGAAAAGAAAAGTATTAATGAATTTTTATTTCATAATATATTATCTAATAATGAAAGTTCACTTGAATTGGCATTAATACTCACTACACATAATATCCCCATAGAAAGACAATATGATTTAGTTAATATCATTATGCCTAAAGGGTACATACCTTATCCAAGTAAAAAGAAACAACAAGAAAATGAAATAGTAGAAAAAATTTCAGATTATTATAACTGTTCAATGACTGTTGCGAAAGAATACATGAATTTAATGGATGAAAAAGAAATTAATAGAATAGTTGAGACATTCAATGAAGGAAAGATATAATGTCATATAAATTAAACGAATACATATTATTGAGCCACAATGATATGGATGGTGCTGGGTGTTATTTAGCACTAAAAAGTAAAATAGATTTTGACATAGTATATCATGTTCCATATAATGACATTTCAGAACATTTACATTTTATTGATACAGACATTACTATACATACTAAAGTCGTATTTATAACAGATCTTTCTTTTTCTTATGATGATTTAATTCATTTAGTTAGGTTATCTTTGAACCATCCTCATGTGAAATTTGTTTATATAGATCATCATGAATATAATGATGAAAGAGGTCCTATTTTTGAAAAGATAAAAAAAGTAGAAAATATAAAAGTGGTTCATGAAATAGGCACTTCTGCATCTAAACTTTCATTAAGAGTTATAGGTACAAAAAATGATGACCTCACGAAACTCATAGATTACATCGATGCGTTTGATATATGGAAACAAGACCATGAAGATTTTAAAAAAGGTTGGTTTCTAAATACTATGTTTTGGGAATTTAAGATGTCTGGATTTAAATTCAATATAGTGAATGAAAATTATAAGATACCAAAATCATTTAAAGATTCATACCTTAAAATTGTTTCTGAGAAAAATTCTTATTTTAAAGAATTAGAAGATAAAAACCTTATAATGAAAGACGATGATGATTTTATATTCATTGGGTTCAGTGATTCTTATAAATCATGGTTTCAAGTTGATTATCCAGAATACAGGGTACACATTCTTCCGTATATTTCTAAGAATAATGTTTCGGTGAGGATTGATGCTAGTGTACCAGAAAACGTAGCACATGAGATGAAAGAAAAAATGTTAAATTTCGTTTCAGATTTACCGCAATTTATAAGTGGTGGTGGGCATTCTCATGCATTTGGGATTACTATCGAGAAAACTGATTCAGAAGATTTAAAAATAATCGTAGTTCAAGGGTTAGCTAAGATAGCAAGCGTTATACTGAAAGAACATAACCTAAATTCTAAAGTACAGAAAATATTGAAGATTGATTAAGTTATAATTTATTAAAATTTAGGTATAATAAAAGAATTAAAGGAGAAATATTGGAAAATATTATTTTAAAAAATCTACTAACATCACAAGAATATTTTGGAAAGGTATATCCTCACCTTTCCCCTCTTCATTTTCAAACGATGGAGACATCTACGATATTTAAAGCCTTACAAGGTTATTTTTCTAAATATGAAACTGCTCCTAATATAAAGGAACTAGGTTTATACATTAAAAATTCACCTGAAATATCAGAAGCAATTCTTCCCAAAGTGATGGATACATTCAAAGAAGCAATGTTAGAACCACCAATAGAAAATCCTGAATTTTTGATAGATGAAACTGAAAAATATATCCAAAAAATAGAACTTAGTGAAGCGATATTTAAATCAGCTGATTTAATTGAAAAGAATCTCCCGTTCGAGGGAGTTATAGGTATGGTCGAAAAGGCTCTCTCAGTTACATTTGATAATGACGTTGGTATGGATTATAAAGGTACTAGTTCTGAAAGATTTGACTACTATACACAAAAAATTCAAGGAAGTTCTTGTGGTATTCCTAGCATAGACAGAGCATTAGGAAGTGGGTATAGGACAAAAACATTAAACTTAAGGGTTGCTCCATCACATGGTGGTAAATCGGCTTTATTAATTTCAGATACTTGTAATTTCATATTAAATGGTGAAGATACACTCGTAGTATCATTAGAAATGACAGAAGAAGAAATAGCT